GGTGTCCACGATGCTGTCAGCCACCGCTGCGGTCACGTTCATGTCCGCGTTAGCTGCTTCCAGTTCGTAGATGCCGCGCGCAGTGGCAACGATGCGGTTTTCAGCCTGTTCGGCCCAGAACTTGCCCAAGCGCGCGGCGACGTAAGCCAGCGGATCTTTCCCGGTCAGCTCCTGAACCAGGTCCATCGCCCCCCAGCCTTCGTTCAGGAAGGCGTTGCGGGCTTTCATGAAGCCGTGGTCCAGCTTGTGCGGGATAGCCACGTCCTCATAGACATCGTTGCTGTAGTTCGGCTCGACCGACGAATCCAGGCGCCCCATGTAGGGGATCGTCACCTCAGCGGTGGGGCTGGCGGCGGCAGCTTCGACCAGCAGGTTGCTGACCAGAATGCCCGACTGGAAAAAGGGCGTGTCGTTCACACGGTCGCCGTTTTCGTCCATGAAGGACTGGATAACGTCGAGTTCGACGACGCTTCCTTGGGTGAACACGTCACCCAGAGTGACCATAGCCATATTGGCCTCCTGTGGTTAGGTGGATGCGGCGCGCAGTTGGCGGAACCGCTCAGGATTTTCGCGGGCGAGCTTCACGCGATCTGCCCCGCTCATTTCGGCCAGCGTCCCGCCGGTCGATTTGCTTCCGCCGGAAGCACCGCTACCAGACCCGTGGCCGGCAGCTTTCAGGCCGGACATGCTTTCGTCCTCAGCCCATTTCTTCACCGCGTCGGACAAGGGGATGTCGCCGACAAACGCCTGCCCGTCCCGGATCGTGATCTCGTGTTCTGCGGCAAAGTCGCGGCGCAACATGCGCCGATAAACCGGAGCCATGCCAGCAGCGTCAAGCGCCGCATCGATTCCGCCGTCGATCAGGAGCTTGTGCAGCTGGCCCCTGGCGTCATCACGCTCCTTGGTCAGCTTCTCGCGCTCCTTGGCAAAAGTCGTTTCCAGCTGCTTGCGGAGGGTTTCCACATCGCCTGCCTTCTCTGCGGCCTCGGTCGCCTTTTCCTCGGCGTCCTTGGCGGCTTGCTCGGCTGCTGCCTCGGCCTCACGACGCTTGCGCCGTTCCTCTTTCACCTCGCCCAGCAGCTCGGCGTTTTTGGCCTCCAAGGCTTCGATCCGTTTTTCCAGATCGGATTGCTTTTTGTCGTCGTTATCGTCGCTCATGCTTTACCTCTGTGCGCCGCACGAAAAAGCCCCGAACGCGCCGCGCCGGGGTTGCATGGTTTCAGTTGTGGTGAGGGCCTAGACCTCGGTTATCCTGCGCTCTGTGAGATAGCAGGTTACGCAGCACAGCGATTTCGCTGGTTTGCGCAGTCTCCCCTTTCGCAACTCAACGAAAGGGTAAATCTCGAATACCGCCATTTGGTCGCCGCGACCGGCCGCATGACAGATTGGGCAGCGCCAATATTCACCGCCCTCCTGAAAGCGCCAATGGGAACGGTCGTTATCTCCGTCGATGACTCTCAACGTTTCGCATCCATCTTGCGCAACTCATCGACCGTGTATTCCCGGCCTCGGCGCTCATTGTAAAACCGATCTAGGGTCAGTCCACCGCGAAACAAGTCCGCCTTGGCTTTCCCGAGGATTTCATCCTGAACGGCCTCTGACTGATCGCGCAGCCACTGATCATACGTCCGCTTGCGGGGCGGAGGATAGTCGGCATCGATCCCGACGCGCGTTGACCGGCATCGGGGATGCGCGGGCGGCTGCGGGCCTTTACCGACCTCATACACCTTGCCATCTCTGGACCGGCAAATCTCCGAGGTTCTGCCGTCCAGAACCGCGTTCCACCGTTCTTGCTCGATCACACCCGGATTGGCTTTATGCCACTCCTGCCGCGCCACGCTGCTGATGTGCTTCACCGCCGTGATGGCGATGGTTTCCACATCGCGGGCCGCCTTCACCTCGATCAGAGGGCGAATGCGCGCCGTTATTGCACTGATGCTTTCGCCCTCGATGAATCCGCGCTCGATCTCGCCTTGCGCCGCCTTGAAATTGCGCTTCACCAGTTCCGATGCGTGTTCGTCTGGCTTAGCCCACCGCAGATGGATGCCCTGGAATGGGCGCGACATGACCGCAGACCGGACATTTTCGAGCGGGACGCTCTGGAACGATGCGCCGAGGCCCTCGTAAGCGTCGGCAAACATCTTACCGACAAACTCGGCCTCATAATCCGAGACCCCCAACAGTTCCGCCGTCATGTCGTCCCGGAGGTCCTTGACCAGATCACTGATCCTACCTCGCACGGTCTTCAGCAGTTCCTCCTGCTGCTTGCGCGTCGGGCCTTCCGGCAGGTCTTTCAGCTTGCCGATAATATCCTTTTCAGCTCCCAGCAGCAGGCGGACCATGCGCCGCGCGATCCCGCTTCCGTAGCGTTCGATGTAGATCGCATGGCGCGTCTCCGCGTCGAAGACGGCCTCATTCGGATTGGTCGCCATTCACCATCCCTGACGCCATACCGAGGGTTTCTTCCTCGTGTTCCTCGTAGGTCTTGTCGTCGCGGACCAGCCCGCCGGCCTTGAGCATATCGAAGAACTCCTGCTGCGACATCAGCCCACGATCCACCGCGCTGATGGCAGCGGTCAGCTCCTGCGCGGTGATCGCGTTCGGCAGGTAGTCCGTGTTCAGACGGTAGGACACTGCCTCGGGGCGGCCTTCCCATTCCGCAATCATCCCGATCAGCAATTCCATTGACCGCGATACGCTGTCAGCCAGCTTGCCAAGCGCGCTGTTCTCGCCTCCACGCCGGATTGCCAGAGCCTCGCCACTCTCCGCCTGCGCACCGTCTGGTGACAGCATTCGGGCGCCAAGCGCGGCCATCTGCTGTTCCTTGCGCTCCAAGGCCGCTTCGAGACCTTTAAGGCCATCACTGCCGAACGACGCGAAGTCAAGTTTGGCATTAGGGTCACTGAACGACATGAGCGTCTTGGACCCGAGACGAACGGTTTCACCGTCCTCGAAGTCATGCCCAGCGACATAAGGCGTTGGCAGGCCGGTAAAGTGCAGGCCGTGTTCCAGATCGACACTATTCTGCCAGTGGCCCCGGTTTACCTCGACCAGATCGAGAATTGGCGGCTTCCCAGGCTCATTCTTGACCGGGCCAAACAAAACGGCAGGGATGTATTCCCAATCCGCCCCATTATCCTTGATCAGCGATGCAACCTCATACTCGGTCCACTGCCCCCTTCCGTCCTTTCGAAACACACGGCAACGGGCCGCGCCATCAGCCACATCAAACACGCGGATCTGCGGGTGAAGCTTTTCCTCCCACTCGTCTACTTGCTCAACCCATGTCTCGTGGAGACGAAGGGACACAAGCTCGCGCTGACCGCCGGTCACGATACCATAGCGCCAATCCAGAACACTCTCTACCGGATACCACCGGACATATGGCCGAAGCCCTGCCAGACGCTCCTGATCACGCGTCAGAATGCCCTCCGGGCGCGTCGGTCGATCCACCACAGCACAGCCGCCACCAACCGTCAGCACCTCAGCAACGGCATTGCGCGCGTAATCCTCGGCTGTCGCCCCTGCTCCGTCGAAATCCTCGATTATGGCTTCCAGACCCGCTGACATGCTTACGACTGGCGGCTTTGCCATTACCAGCCCGGTCAGGCTGTCAACAGTGCGCTGTGTGGCATTAAAAAAGGTGCCGCGTTGTATGTACGCCTTAAACTCGTCGTCGCCCAATCCAGACGGACGCGGCGCATAAAGAGCACCCGCCGCCTTGACCGCATCCGCGCCGGCAACAAAGTCACGACACCGCGTCCACGTGTCGATGTTGGCGCGATAAAATGCGCCGGGAGTATCAACTGCCATCACAGACCTATTATTCTGGCCCGCGTGACGGGCTTCCGCACGGGCATTTCCTTCGCGACCAGATATCCGGTAGCGTCATTCAAATGATCGAACCCGCCCTCTTTGTCGGGTTCGCCGTTCTTGCCGTAAGCCTGCTGTTCGAGGCATCGGGCTACGTCAGGCGCCGTCTTGTCGTTGACCCACAGCCTGCCGTGGCTGAATCCGCTATTCACGCTGACGATGCGATCCCGCACAGCCGGGTTGCTGGCGTCAACCACCACCCGGAACCCGGCGCGGCGCAGCATCGCAATGTCAGACGTACTGGCATTCACCGTCTTGCGCGATCCGCCCGACGCATCGGGATAGATCGCGATCTTGTGGCCCTCGTATTTGTCCTTCAGCGTCTCGATCAGCGCGGGCGTATCGTAGATGCCGACCAACTGCCCTACGATATGCAGGCCGGTCTGGCGCTTGACCGCGATAACCGAAGCCATGTCGGCGACGTTGAAGTCTTGCCCTATGAACAGCGGCTCGTTCGGCCTGATCGTCTCTGTGCTACGGCACGCATTACGATCATAGCTGCTGTAGACCGTGCCTGATGTCAGGTTGACGAATTGCCCCTCGATATATGCGTCGATCAGTTGCGCCGGGTAACTGGACCGCAGGCCGTCAATGTAGTCAGGCGGCAAAAACGGGTTGCTGTAGGTCGGTGCGCGGTAAATCTGATAGTCCGGCGTAGCGTTGACCACCCAGCGGTCATGCACAAACCGAAAACCCTCCGGCGTCGTGTATGCGCTAGCCCTGTTCAGCGCGTCTGGCCGGTCTTTCAGAACCTGCCGATTGCGGGCGATGATCTGGTTCCAAGCCGTGCGCGCATGTTCAGTCTTGAGTGTGTCCAACTCGTCGGCGTGCGCCCGGAACGTCTCATAGCCCACGATCCGCGCGGGCGCGTCCATCGTGCGGAAGATGAAGTCCCCGAACCCCGGATGGCTCGTATAGATCGCCTTGTCATGCGAGTGCCATTTGTGGCGAATGCCGTGCTCGTGCAGCTTGAGCTCGATGCGCGTCACGTTGACCAGTTTGAGCAGGTCATAGGTCGGCGCGTAGATGCCGATCAGAGCCGACCCGGAATGCGCCGCATCAGCGATGGCCCGCTGCGCCAGCGTCTCGGATTTGCCGCTGCCAAACCCCCCGACAAAGGCCGGGTATTTCGCGCCGCTCAGGAAAAAATCAGCCTGAGGCTGCGTCAGCGTCGCTTGGAGGCGCACTTACAACCTTGATGTCAAAACCAGCGACCGGGGCCATGCTGCCGTCGCTGGACGTGTGATCGACCGCCTGCATGGGTTTGCCGTACCCGCGATCAAGCAAGGCGTTGCTGGCCGCCACCCGTGCGCTATGCGGGGCCTCTGAATCCCGCATTACCTCGGCGAGAGTGCGCAACGCATCCTCGCCATACGACTGCGCCAATTCCGTGATGGTCGCCTTGCGCTCACGGGTCGCCTTGTTTCGAGCGCCAGCAGGGCGACCGGCGCCGGGACGCTTGCCTCCGTGCTTTGCAGTCATTCGCTTGATTTCCTCTTGATTTACCGGGGATCCACCCACAGTCCCGCCGCCTGCATGGCGATGAGGGATGCGGCGAGGATGAGGGCGAGAAGGATGAGCATGGGGGCCTCATGTGGAAAACCCCGCTCCGATCTCTCGGGCGGGGCTGTCTGCGAACCGTAGTGCGCAGGGGGAAAGCAAAAAGCCCCGCACTATGGCAGGGCTTTGGAAAGACGGCATAACCGTCCCGCTGCGAGACAGTAACATGCAGGCGAATCACCAGTCAAGCGCCCCTCTCAACCGCAAGAAGATTTTTCAGCGCCCGCACAAACCCTGCCCCGTCGGCGGTCAGGCTGCCGCCGGCCACCATCTCGCACCGCAGCCAGATTCCGTCCCACAAAGCGATCCTGTCGCTGATGGTGGCCTCGCTGGTGAGGCGCAGCCATGATGCCCAAGATTCCCTCGCGTCGGCGTCCTTCTCCGCCTCGGTGCGGATATCCGGCCTGTCGTCGGGTCGGGTTTCGAACCTTTCCGGAAGAAATTCGATTTTTGTGCACATCGGGAATCTCGGCCGGCCGATGATGCGGCGATGATACGCCTCGTGCGCGCCATCCAGCCGCTTGAACAGATCCCACAGCGCGTCTCGCTCTGCAATGTCCTGCGCGCCCATGGCGATTGCCATGCCGGCCGGGTCGCCCATGCCCTCCCATGCTACAGCGCGACGATTGGCGGCGTTATCGGCGCGGCCCAGGCGCCGGCACCGGGCCGACAGCACGACGCGACGGGGGTCCTCCTGCGGCGGCTGAACAGCGCGCTCCTGTGCCTGCCATTGCGCCTGCATCTGCCGAGCCGATTGCCTCGCCTTGCGCTGCCGCCGCTTGGCTGCCTTACTCGCCATCCTGCCGTCTCCCCTCGTTGTGCTGCCTCGCCATCATCCGCTCCTGCTCGTGGTTGTGTCGGCGCTCTGCCTGTCGGGCCTTGCGGGCCGCTTCCCGCTCAGAGGCTCTGCGCTTGCCGCTGACGGGCCTCCTGCGCTCTGGGGTGTCGTAGGTCGGAAAATCAGCCATTGAGCCTCCTGACCCCCTTGCAGGGGCTGCGCGGGACATCCACGGGGAAATACTCCGCCACCTTGCCCATGAGCGCGCCGAACAGCGCCAGACGTTCGGCATCCGTGCGGCACCGGGCGCTCATGCGCAGAGCATCGCGGGCGGCTGCCTCGATCTCCTTCCGCCGCTGGCCGACCATGGAGCGGTGACGGTCGAGGTGGACGGTCATTGCTCGCCTCCAGGACGCTTGCGGTATCTGCGCTCGATCCGGCGGGGCTGATCCCACCAGCGCCAGCCGTGGGCACGCATCTGCTCTCGGATGACCGAACTGTTGATGCCGAGGGCTGCGGCGATCTTGGGCGTGGTCCAGCCTTCTGCCGAGCGGGCCAGTGCCCATGCGATGCGCTCGTCGCGGATCTCCTGCGGGGTGTAGCGCGTCATGCGGCCGCGCAGGTGTTCTGGTGCTGTCAGGGTCATACGGCCCTCCTGATCGTCGCGACGGTGGTGTTGATGTTGGTGCCGCTCTCCGAGAAACTGCCGACCGGCAGGTCACACCAATGCGGGCGCAGGTCATCCAACTCGCCATGGTCGTAGCGCGCCGAGGCGGGCAGGATCGCGGTCAGCCGGCCGCCGGGCTTCAAGAACCGCAGGGCGTGTCGCACGTGCTTGGCATAGTGCCGGCCGTAGAACGGCGGGTTCATGACCACATGGTCAAAATCTCCGGTCGGCACGGTCTCGAGGAAATTCATCCGCATGACGCGGTGCCCCTTGGCCTCGCACATCGCGGCGCGCACCGGGTCCACCTCGCAGCCGATCACATCGGCGCCGGCGGCGCGCAGGGCGTCCATGAAGCGCCCGCAGCCGCAGGACGGCTCCAGCACGCGCTGGCCGGGCATCCGATAGCGCAGGTCGGCCAGCACGCGATCCACCACCGCGACCGGCGTCGGGTAATATTGCAGATCCTTGCTGACCGCCGTGCTGGCGCGCTGCTTGGTCGGGCGCTCGTCGTCATCCGGGCAGTCGGGCAGCACGTCGCCGTAATACTCGGCCAGGGCGCGGTTGATGTCGGCCAGCGCCTCGGGGCTGAAATACAGGTGCCCGTTGCCGTTGGCGAACCGCTTGAGCCAGACGCCGCGCGCCGGGAATGTGGTCTCGGGCCGGTGGGAGTCCTTCGGCGCGGTCCAGCTGTCAAGTAATCCTTGACCGTTCAGGAGCGCCTCCATCTCGGGATATTCGACCAGCGGCTTGCCCTGATAAGCGGCCAGCGCGTTCAGGATGTCGCGCAGGCGATCCCGGCCCCACGAGCCATATCCGGCAACGCTATCGAGGATCACGCGCTTGGGCAGGCCCTTCACGCCGATCTTCATCTTCTCGTGCGAGCGGAAAACCGGATCCAGCCCGCTGAACACCTCTGCCAGACCGCGCAGGACGCTGCCCCACGGATCGGAAACCAGCTCGCCGAACTGTTCGCGGATGTTTTCGACCGTGAACGGCGGCGGTGCGATGAACATCTGTTCATAGGCCCGCTTTGCCGAGGCGCTGGCGATCTGCTCCAGGCCATACAGCTCGTAGACATGCCGCCACGCCGATTGGAGCAGCGATTTTTCCAGCACGCTGGGATAGATGCCCCGGCCGGTGTCCAGCGTGACGTTGCTCCACGTCCCGCCGATGGTGGCGGCTGCCTTGAGGGCGGACCCAGCGTCCTCGAACGCAGCCAGCGCATCAGCCAACGCCGCGCGCTTTGCGTCGTATTCCGCGACGATTTCGGACGGGCGACGACGGCCGGTGCTGATCTCCGTGCCGGTGAAAATGTGAGCTTGTGCGGTCATCCCTGCACCTCTGCGCGCATGGGGACGGAGACGTGACGGCTGCGCGCCCATTTGTTGTCCAGCGCCGACGTGTCCGCGGGCGCCGTGACCTGCGCGACCATGCGGGCCATGTCGTCGGCGGTGACGTATTGTCCGGCGGTGGCGAGAATTTCTGAGCGGGTCATTATTCCAAAACCTCCTGCAATTCAGTCACCGTCAAAACCTTTTGCAGCGTCTTTTTATCAAAGCGCGACAGGTCGCCTAAATCTGCCTCGGCGGCTTTACGGTCGAAGCGCGTTGAACTGCGCTCGTGGATTTCAGCAATGGCGAAATCTCCGCTCAACTCCATGCTGCCGGAAATCATGCCCTCTTTGATTTCCGCTTCGCGGGCTTGCAGCTCCTTGATGCGCTGGCGGATGGACAGGAGTTCGTCGGCGGGCTTGAGGTTGGGGGTCATGTGAGGCTCCGGGTGTGGATGAACTTCATGAAAGGCTGCGCTTAAGAACCTGCGGAATTCGCACCACACCACACTCCACACCACATAAAGAGGTGTGGTGTGGAGGGTGTGGCCGGTGCGTCCACAGTCGCGTGGTGGAAGTGTGGAAAGGTGTGGAAAGGTGTGGACGTAGATCATTCCATCACCTCGGATCTGGGCACATTGGGGCCGGGAAGTACGATCTTAACTGAACGCCCGGTTCGGCTATCATCGACCTCGTCAACAATCAGGACCTTATTTTTAACCCATGTCCCGATCAGAGAATTTATTCGTGCCCGATCTGCTTTTTCCTCCAAGTCGAGAGCCAAAACATCGGCCACAATTTTCCCGACCCAATTAGCCGCCTGACTGCTATATCGAGCGGCCGGATTTGCCTGACCTACGAGCGCCTGAATTCGAATTGCGTCCTGATTGGTAATTCCATCGAACGCATCGGGCCAATTCCACGGTTCTACGACAGCGACTTCGTCGCCATTGCCGATCTCGACGCCGACCCTGCGGAGCCAGGTCGCGTGCGGGGCGCTGCGGCTGAGGTTGTTCTTGCCGGCCGCCTCGATACGGAAATGGTCGATGTGCGTTTCCAGCCCCGCTCTGGCCGCCTCATCGGGGGTCATGGGGTTTAGCACCCTGCCCCCACGCACCGCACCTATCAGGGCGCTGCCACCGCGGCTGTCTTCTACAGTCGCCTCAGCACCATTTAGTTTGCGGGTGTGATGGACCAGTTCGACGCTGATGTTCATCTTATCCGCCAGCAACGACAGACGCTTGCCGAGGCGGCGGAACACGTCGTTGGTCTCAGGGGCGTCGGTCATGTTCGCGAGCGGGTCGAGGGCGACCACATCGATAGCCTCGGCCTCACAATAGCGCTCAATGAGCTGGAACACCGGTTCTACGATGTCGCCCTGCTCGCCCTTGGCCAGCAACATCTCCTGTTCGCGCCCGGAGGCGATGAACAGCTGGCCGACCAATTCTTCTTGAGGAACGCCGAAGTGCTGACATGCAGCTATGACGCGGCGCTCAATCTCGTCCAGAGGGTCCTCGGCGTTAAAATAGACCACCTTGAACAGGCCTTTGGGCCGAATGCCGAGCAGAGGGCGGCCAGTCGCCATGGCGATGCATTCAATCAGCACCAGTGTAGATTTCCCGAGGCCGCCGGGGGCGACGGTGATCGAGGCAAATTTTCGGATGTAATGATTGCCGTAGAGCCATTCCCGGGGTGGTATGCTGGCCGGATCTATAACGCGCCAGGATCGGAACGGAGCAATCGCTGGGATGCCGTCACGTGCCGCCTGTGCGCTCTCTCCGCGCATCTCTCGAATAAGGGCATGTAGATCTGCCCCTTCTTCGACTGCGTCCGCTGCGTCCCATTTCTCGGGCTTGCCCGCTGGGGGGTGCAGGATAGTGGCGCTGATAGCCCCGGCCATCATAGCGGCTGTTCGGGCGCTCTCAGCGTATTTCAGGCCCGCAGCGTCATTGTCCGGCCAGATGACCACCTTCCGTCCGCGAAGCGGAGACCAGTCGGTTTGCTCTACCGGGGCGTTGCTGCCATTCATCGCCGTGGTGGCGCAGATGCCGGCGCGGATCAGCGCCTCTGCGCATTTCTCGCCCTCGACCAGGATGATTTCAGGTTCACGCACAACCTGCACGAGGTTGTAAAGTGGGCGCGGATCAGGGGCCTTGTAGCATCGCCGCATGGCGTCCCACGGGCGGAAGGCTTTGCGGCGGCGGCCTCCTTCGGACCAGTCAAAGCGGTCCACCTGCGCGATAATATTCCCCTGAGGGTCGAGGTAATTATAGGTCGCAGACGGGGCGCCCCACGCCTCGCCGCCGCTGGGGGATTTGCGTTTAGGCGGACGGCGCGGCGTCGTCGTGGCTGCGCCTGCATAATCCCCCATGTCCTTGATAGCATCGGAAAAAGATTGTAATCCGCGCGCGGCCTTCCAGAGATCGAAAATGTCTCCGCCCTCGCCGGTGGCAAAGTCGTGCCACAAACCTGCCCGCTCGCCCTGCAGCACGATATTCAGGGATTGGCCGGCGGAACCCGCTATGTCCCCGATATAGAAAGCCTTGCCCTTCGGGTCGGCAAAGCCGCTCGGGTAAAGGTAGCCCAGCACGCTTTCCAACTGCGGCAGGATCACCTGTAACACATCGTCGCGACTGTAGTGTTTTTCGGCCCAGATCGGGGCCGATGATGGCTCCGTGAGAGGCGGAGCGGTATTGAAGTCCAGCCAGCCGTTCATTTCGCGCCCGCCCAGCATGTCCCGTGCCAGGGGCAGAACTTGCATGCATAACCCGCAGGGTCGTCGCTGACCCGAGGCAGGGTCTCGCCGTGGTCACATGCAGAGAGAATCCGCGCAGCCTTGTCGGCGCATTGCTGCGCGAGTGCGGCATCGAAGGGCACCAGCTCGCAGTGGATATCCATGGTATTAGCATTGACTGCGACGAAGAACGCCGGGTTCTGTGCGAGCTGACCATAGGCCTGATAAACAGCGATCTGCGCAGCATAGACGGGATAGGCTTTGGAGACGCCATGTCTGACTAGCTGATTAAACCCTTTATCCCCGAGACATTTGGCCTCGAATAGCGCGGGGTAGTGGAACCCGTCCGGGCCGCCGACAATCACGCCGTCGAAATGACCCGAGAACCGGCCATCGCAGTCTTCAAAACCGAACTGCTTGCCAAAGCGGTCCTTGTCGCGCAGTTCAAAACCCGCGTCCTTGATCCAGCCGATCAGCCATTCTTCGCACTCGTGACCGCGTCGGAAGATCCGACGCACGCGCGGCCCGAAGTCACTGCCGGGGTCTTTCGGCACTGCGAGATATTCGTATTGAATGCGGCGCGAGCAGGGCTGCCCGATGGCAGAGCCGCCGATATAATC